GGTTTGATCTGAGGTGGCTATGTTGACTAAACAACCATCTATCGCATCGCTGCTCGTTAAGCAAAGCCCATCACCTCATTTCGGGCATGGCTGGATCATGGGGAAGGATGGCAAGCGCTGGCATCCGTGCCGCTCTCAGGATGCGCTGCTGGAAGGTTTAACCGGTAACAGGAAAAGAATGTCATGGCTTTCAAAGCTGAAGATATCACTATCAATATGAGCGCCGGGCAGCGTGCCAGTGCGTTAAATCATATATCTGTGCTACGCACCGCTCTATATGGCGACTGTGAAAAAGAACTTAATCGCTTTATTAACGAAATGCGTGATAAGCGTGATGAAAAGTACGAGCTGAATAATCGTGTGCTTGCTGCATTATTTTTTCTTGCAAATATTAGCAAGGAGCGTCACTGCGTTGAGTTTAGTGAGCTGACGAGTGACGAGGTAACCGCACTTATTGGTGTGATGAACCATCTTCGCGCAGTCGTGAGTTTATTTCCAAAACGGCTAGCCATGCCGAATTAAACGACAACAGAAATTAATGGCGTATACCCGCCGGGCATTTTTTTGCCCAAATTCAGGAGAAACAACAATGCGAAATATCGAAACCCGTTCCAACAAAATCGGCCCGGATGATGCAGGTCTTAACCAGATACTGACAGAGGCCCGTATGGAAGAACGCCGTGCACGTGCTGCGGCGATGGCTGCCCGTCTTGATAGCATGGCGTGTCACATCACATCGCGCCAGCTTAATCACGTTGAGGCGGCGGAGCTGCTGCGCGTTGCTGCGGAAAACATCCAGAACGAAGCGCAGGAGATCCACTGATGGCTGATTCTATGGACCTCGTACAGCAGCGCGTTGAAGAAGAACGCCAGCGGCACATCCACACTGCCCGCAGTAAAGCGTCGGGCGTTTCCCGCGTTTTATGCATCGAATGTGATGCGCCAATCCCGCCCGCTCGCCGCCGTGCGCTTCCCGGCGTGCAGTGCTGCGTCACCTGTCAGGAAATCGCAGAGCTGAAAGGCAAACACTACAATGGGGGTGCTGTATGAGCACCATCCTGAAATGGGCGGGCAATAAAACCGCCATCATGCATGAGCTGAAAAAGCACCTGCCTGCAGGCCCGCGACTGGTTGAACCTTTCGCGGGTTCCTGCGCTGTGATGATGGCGACAGAGTATCCTCATTATCTTGTCGCGGATATTAACCCTGACTTAATAAATCTATATCGGGAGATAGCTACAAACGCATCAGATTTTATTGAGCGTGCCAAACACCTGTTTAAAATTTTCAATAGTGCAGATGGTTATTATGATAGCCGGGATTCATTCAATCAGGATAAAGATCCTGAGTGGCAAGCGCCTCTCTTTTTATTCTTAAATCGTCATTGCTATCGTGGTCTTTGTCGTTATAACAAAAAGGGCGAATTTAACGCGCCTTACGGTCATTATAAAAAACCGTATTTTCCTGAAAATGAAATCCGCGCTTTTGCTGAAAAAGCTACCCGTGCCACGTTTATCTGCGCCAGCTATGACGAAACTTTGGCGTTATTGGTGCCTGGGGATGTTATTTATTGCGATCCGCCATATGACGGTACTTTCAGCAACTATCACACTGCCGGTTTTACTCAGGACGATCAGTATCAGCTGGCCTCTATTCTTGAGCGCCGGGCATCAGAAGGCCATCCGGTCATTGTTTCGAACAGCGACACTTCTCTGACTCGTTCCCTGTATCGAAATTTCACTCATGACCGCATTAACGTAAAGCGCAGCATCGGCGTTGCCGCGGGCGAAGGAAAAAGTGCTGACGAACTTATTGCTGTACTGAAGCCGGGAGTATGGGCTGGCTTTGATCTAGCTGGCGGCCCTGATCGCTCTGTCGTGCATGAGGTGCGCGCGTGAGTCATCACGAAGTTGAAAAGCACGGCGGAGCAGAAGATTCCGCCGCTGCTTTTGCCTGGAATTTACCTAAAAAGGCGATTAACCCCTATCTGGACCCGGCAGAAGTAGCGCCGGTTTCTGCGCTTTCAAACCTGATTACTCTCTATGCTGCGGATAACGAGCAGGAACAGCTGCGCCGCGAGGCTCTGAGTAATGAGGTCTGGGACCGCTATTTCTTCAATGAATCCCGTGATCCTGTTCAGCGGGAAATGGAGCAGGACCGGCTGATCAGCCGTGCCAAAATGGCCCGCGAGCAGCAGCGGTTTAATCCCGATCTGGTGATTCTGGCGGACGTAAGCGCTGAAACATCACATATCAGCAAGCCACTGCTTGAGCGCATTAAATATTTCGAGGGCCTGGGCAAGCCGAAGGCATATTCCCGCTATCTACGTGAAACCATCAGGCCGTGCCTTGAACGCCTGGAGCGCGTGCGTACCAGCCAGGTTTCTGCGTCATTCCGGTTTATGGCGAGCCACGACGGGCTGGAGGGCCTGCTGGTTCTGCCGGAAATGAACCAGGATCAGGTTAAGCGGTTATCTACCCTGGTGGCGGCACACATGAGCATGTGTCTGGATGCTGCCTGCGGTGAGCTGTTTGCGGATGAAGACGTTACGCCGGAAGAGATCCGCCGGTCATGGGAAAGGGTGGCCGCTGAGGCCATGCGCCTTGATGTTATCCCGCCTGCCTTCGAGCAGCTGCGCCGTAAAAAGCACCGCCGTAACCCGGTACCATACGAACTTATTCCGGGTTCGCTTGCCCGTATGCTCTGTGCTGACTGGTGGTATCGCAAGCTGTGGCAGATGCGGTGTGAATGGCGGGAAGAACAGCTGCGCGCCGTCTGCCTGGTTAACAAAAAGGCGTCCCCGTATGTCAGCTATGAGGCCGTGATCCATAAACGCGAACAGCGCCGCAAATCGCTGGAGTTCTTCCGCTCGCATGAGCTGACCAATGAGCAGGGCGATACGCTGGATATGGAAGACGTGGTAAACGCCAGCAGCAGCAATCCGGCGCACCGGCGCAACGAAATGATGGCCTGCGTTAAAGGGCTGGAGCTGATCGCAGAAATGCGTGGTGAATGCGCCGTGTTCTATACCATCACCTGTCCGTCACGCTTTCACGCAACGCTCAATAACGGCAGGCCAAACCCAAAATGGACCAGTGCCACGGTCCGGCAGAGCAGCGATTATCTGGTGCATATGTTCGCCGCCTTCCGTAAGGCGATGCACAAAGCCGGGCTGCGCTGGTATGGCGTCCGCGTTGCTGAGCCACACCATGACGGCACCGTGCACTGGCACCTGCTTTGCTTCATGCGCAAAAAAGACCGCAAGTCCATCACTGCACTGCTGCGTAAATTTGCCATCCGTGAGGACCGCGAGGAGCTGGGCAACAATACCGGCCCGCGTTTTAAGTCTGAGCTGATCAACCCGCGCAAGGGGACGCCTACCAGCTACATCGCGAAGTACATCAGTAAGAACATCGACGGCCGCGGCCTGGGTAATGAAATCAGCAAAGAAACCGGCAGATCACTGCGGGACAATGCCGAACATGTCAATGCCTGGGCCTCGCTGCATCGCGTCCAGCAATTCCGCTTTTTTGGTATTCCGGGGCGTCAGGCATACCGTGAGCTGCGTTTGCTGGCAGGCCAGGCCGCGCGACAGCAGGCCGATAAAAAAGCCGGAGCGCCGGTACTGGATAACCCGCGTCTGGATGCCGTGCTGGCGGCAGCCGATGCCGGGTGTTTTGCCACCTACATCATGAAACAGGGCGGCGTACTGGTTCCGCGTAAACATCACCTGGTCCGCACGGCTTATGAACTCAATGACGAGCCATCAGCCTATGGCGATCACGGCATCCGTATTTATGGCATCTGGTCCCCGATTATTGAGGGACGGATTTGCACGCATGCGATGAAGTGGAAAATGGTTCGTAAGGCCGTTGACGTTCAGGAGGCGCCAGCCGACCAGGGCGCTTGCGCCCCTTGGACTCGTGGCAATAACTGTCCCCCTGTGGAAAAAATGAACTATTTTGAGTCGGATTTATCAGGTGAAAAACAGCTGGAACCGCTGCCGGACTTCAATAGTATGAGCCGAAAAGAGCTACGGGAGCTAAATGCGAGGCTGCGACAGGTAAGACCGAAGCGGCGGAAGGGTTACAAACAGGAAATTAACGATCGGCTGCGCCTGCAGCTTGAACATGAGTTGAAGTCCAGAGGGTTTGACGGCAGCGAGAATGAGATCGATCTACTGCTGCGTGGTGGCAGCATTCCATCGGGGGCCGGGCTGCGGCTTTTTTACCGCAATCAGCGGCTGCAGGAAGATGACAAATGGCGGCAGTGGTACTGATTACGCGTCTTTAGCAATTCTCGCTCTTCTTCGATCCCATCGGATACATCTGATTGAATGATAAAAACTATTTTACAACTGAAAAATCGTAATATACTGTATATAACAACAGTGGTTATTTATACAGTTATGCTGTATCCCGTAGTAAGGTCAGGAGGGAAAATGCAGGATTACCTTTTGGAGTCGTTGAAACTCCAGCGTATTGATTTTTTTATCAAGCTTGTAGCGGATAGTGAGTGTAGCGATGAAGAAAAGAGGCTTGCCATTCAGTGGGTTTCAGAGCTGACAGACGAGCTCCTGGCAAAAATCCGCAGCCATGAATGCAACCGGTCAATGGACATTTCCAGTTAAGGGGAATCTCTATGCGAATTGAAATAATGATCGATAAAGAGCAGAAGATTAGCCAGGCAATACTGGACGCTCTGGAAGCTGAACTTTACCGAAATCTCCAGCCGATCTATCCAAAGACCGCGATCCGTATTCGAAAAGGTTCGGCAAACGGCGTTGAGCTAAGCGGCTTAAAGCTAGATGAAGACAAAAAACGAGTGATGGAAATCATGCAGCAGGTTTGGGAAGACGACAGCTGGCTGCATTAAGAAACGTTGTAGGCGTCAGAACTTGATTCTGACGCCTATGAGGTTGAACAACGAGTAAGGCGAGGCGTTAGGTGAAGTGACTCCTTATAAGCCATCTATGATTGAAGGGTGACTTTTTTTAACGTATCAAAAACGATTTTCGTAAACTCATTTTCATTTCTAACATCAATATAAGCAAGGCCGCTATTGGTGATCTTGAGCTTACCGGAATACTCTAATGAATTAACAGAGCAAACAAGTCTGTCAATTCGTATTTTTTTACCCTCTAACTCCTCTTTATAATATTTCCTAAGATCACTGCTGCCAATAATTTGCATTTTAGCCGTGGCATAATCAGAGACTCTAACTCTTGAAATATCAAGTTGTGTTAAATTGATATTTACACTTGAAGATATTTCATTAAGCCAGTTTATAGGGTTTATGTCTATTTCTTCCAAGCTAACACCTAAGCCAAGATTTTTTACCAAAGCCTGAGAAAAAGGCTTTAAAGTTCTGGGGGGGTTAGTGATCTGCATTACAGGAAGAGAGTCTACAGCCACGCTAAAATTTGTAGTGCGATACTCGATTCTTTCAACGGTAGTTTCACTTCCGTCAAAGCTTGATATTTTGTCATGGTAAACAATACGCTCGACAAAACGCCCACTTGCAAAATCATGGCGTATTTTATCAAAAATAAACCCTTTCCCTTTATCCTCTGTAAAAGAATCAAGAGAAAGACGTCTGACGGCTGTTTCAAACTCAAGCCGTATGTTTAACTTAAGCCATTTAACTTTTTTCATCTTCGTTCACCTCTGATCCTATTATTATATTATAGGCATTTTCAGCGGCGGACTCAATTAATTCACTAATATGTTTTTTCTCTTGTGCCGTTGCCGCGCGAATGGTTACATTGAAACCATCTTCTTTTTGATTGTTTATCCCTTTAATTTGATAGGCAAAGTCACAGCATTTCTCTGAGTCTTTAAAAAATGCTTCGACGTTGATTCTATCTCCAATTCCACTTGTTGGTTTTGAAGACCATGCAATACGCCCGATATAATAACCTTTCTCATGTAATTGAGAGAATATAGCTGAACTGTTTACCCCTTCACCATTCAGGACGGCTTTCTTAACAAATCCGGTATCAATAGTTTCTTCCTTGTCTTCATCCTCACTGGCATCAGTACTGCGATTTAATTCGACTTTTGTTACGTCATCAGTCTCATAACCACGTAGGCCATTCATTAATTCTTGAAAGAACTGACTTCTCAATGTAGGGTCAGTTATTGCTAGTAGTGAGATTTCGAAGCGCTCGATAGGCTCGGACTTGATTTTAGATAGCTCGTTTTGCAGGCTCTCAATAACTTTTTTTGCCTCGGGGTTTTGAGGCATACGTACTTCAACTTTGTCAGTATCAGGGCGAAGTTCTATTATAACATTCCGCTTGTCGATCTGACGTAATGCAGTTTTAGACAGGTCTATTTCTTCATAGTTGTATTCTACTGTAAGTGAGCCATCTTTTTTAGCTACAATATTCAGGCTTTGACCTTTACTAGGTGAGCATGTTTTCTTTAGTGCTTCAGCTGCACTTATTAATTCGGCCTGATTTGTTGAGGTTTGGAAGCTTACACTAGTAGTGCTTTCTCTTGGGTCATATGTTTTGACCAGTTTTTTTATGTGTTCTAATTCATTAAATCCGTGAGGAAGTTTGGATATTTCCTCAATTAGTATTTCCTTGTCGAGTTCTGGTGATAAAAACACACCTCTATTCAACAATAATTCATGCAATTTTGCAGCGGTTATCCTTTTATGATGCAATGCATCATAAATATTTTTGTCAGTTGCGAAATATAGTTTTTTAGCCATTATCGTTGCTCCATGCCGATTTTTTCAAGATTATATTCAACAACAATTTTGTCTGTCTTGTCGAAGTCGATTTTAAGAAAAAGTCTTTCATCCTCGCCTAAGAGCCAGTCTGTGCTGTATTTCTTTTTCGCTCTTTCAAAGTGATGAATGGCATTTTCATTTGGATGAATGTAACAATGGCGTAATACGATTGGTTTACCTTCGGTTAGTATCTGATAAGTTGATAACATATCAAAGAAGTAAACAAATTCGTCTACTGAATCCCCAGGTTGATTATAATAAACAACATATCCTTCAGGATTTTTATCCCTGAGCCAACTAAAAGCCTCATGCTTTATTATAATGTATGGTGATGTTAATAATTCAATTGTTGCGGGTGTTGCCTGATTAATAGGGTGTTTTATTCGTGTTAGTGAAAGATCTGGGTAATAATATGTGAACTTATCAGGTTGAGGAAGTTTTCCTGAACCAATTAATTTGGTTATGTCAGAAGATATGTTTATCAAATCTGATATTTTATAAGGGTCAAGTAAATGTAGTTTGATGTTTGGAGGGCAATTTATAGATGAGTGGTCTAACTTTTTCGTAATATTCTCATAAAAGTCCTTGTCATATAAGTTATCATGGTTATATAAGAATAATAACCCTCTTACGTTATAACCTAAAGAATCATCATGAACATATTTCAATCGCCATTCTTCACTCACATTTGCACATTCGGTAGCTAAAGCAAGCGATGTTAAAGCTCCCTCGACTATTTTTTTCCCAATAGTACCTTCTGCATAGCTTTTGAGGTCTGTGTTGAGATAGACCATTTCCTCCTCATATGGATCTATGTAGAAAAATACAACATCGCTTGGATGCGTTTTCTTAGAATGAGCCTCTTGGCAACAATCCCAATTCATATCCGCTCTAGCGGCACGATCCCATTTGAATACTGAGAAAATATCATCAGAAATCTTACCCGCGACTCGTTGTATAGCCGAAGTCTCTCCACCCATTTCAATCTCGCTCCTTTACAATTGCTGTGGCAATCTGCCTGAAAATCCATCTGACTTGATGAGTAATCTAACCATATGGTTCGTATGTGTTTGTTGCATGACTATAGCGCATGAAAATGAATGATCGCAAAAGGATCATTTCTGCTCGGGCCCGCCAGTTCTGGCGGGCTTTCGCCTGTGTCATGCAGGTGCATGAAAACCACTACACAAAGCGGGCAGGCGTGGCGGGGATACGAGCGCGCGCTAGCGGGGTTATGTAAGGTTTCTGGAGCCATGTCTCATTTTTGTTGCGGCTGATTAGTTACCCTACATTAAACACGTGTAATGGAGATGAACATGACATACCAAGTCGAAGCTGTCTGTCCTTGTTGTAGCGTCGTTGCAGGTGGTGATTTGAATAAAATTGAAGAAGTATTTGGTTTTAGAACGGTGGAAGGTGAGCGTCTGATCCCGCAATCGTATTGTCGTAGATGTCGTAGTCTAAAATGCTCCCCAAATGACAAAAAATGCGGAGCATGAAGATGGCTATTTATTGCGTTACCTATGATCTGAAGGCGCCGGGAAGAAACTACGATGAAGTTTTTGACTATCTAAAAAATTTTACATATTGTAAGCATCTTGAATCGTTTTGGTTAATAGATACAACTTTAACCGCAGCCCAACTGCGCGATGGACTTAAATCTAGGGTTGATAGTAACGATATTCTGTTTGTAGCTCGTTTACAAAGAGAATGGGCGTCAAGAAATTATCCATGCGCTGATTGGTTAAACTCCGAAAAAAGAAATTGGTAATGAATAAGGCCGCTAATTCTGCGGCCTATGATAATGATTATTATTTGTTAAGCGTTTTATTGATTTTCTTTTTGAATATCCAAGATATACGGTTCGAAACGTATCACTTCCTCACCCAGCCAGTCATTAAGCTCCTGCAGTCGCTTTTGCAACGGTATCAGCTCGTTGCGGACAAAGACACGACTGGCCTTTTCAACGTCACCAAAACCGCCGGTATTGTTGGGAATAATGCCCATCATCTGCGGGGGGACACGGTGCGCTGCCATCATGTCATCCCGGCTGACGTTTTTGATATTCAGAAACTCATCCTTTGCCGCTACTTCTGACAGTGGGATGATCTGAATGCCATCCTTCTTGCCGTTGGGTGAGTACATAAACAGGTTGCGAAAGTTGCCTGGCCCTTTGGCGCTTTTCATGGCCTGGCGGATGTTGTTCACGTCCTCCTGGTTCTGCGCCGCGTCGGTCATGTACATGATAAATCCTGCATGGCTGCCGTTGAGATAATACTTCCGGCGGAACAGGGTCGCGGACTCATTCAGCAGGGTTGACGGGATGGCAGAAAGATAACCGGGCAGCCCGTAGATTTCCTGGTTAATGTCCGGCTCCATCAGGTGAAAGATGCTACCTTTGGTGAACTCATAAGGCTGGGTGGTCATGCCGTACTGCACGAACCAGTAAGTATCAAGGTCAATCCCGCGCCGGGTGTACTTCGCCAGTGATGGCTCCAGTGACAGGACGCCGCCCAGCCTGTTCGTCCGTTTTTCCAGATAGGCGTTACCGAACACAAGATAATCCTGGACGAAACGGGCAAAAGCCTGCTGGCTGAGCAGGCGGTGGGGGATGTAGGTACTACTGAGAATGTCACGCTTAACAGCAATCGGTGAGCTGTGATGTACAGCGGCGCGATAGGTCCGCGCCAGCCCGTCAAAGCTCACCGGCGGCTCATACCAGCGGTCCATTTGCACACATTCTACGTAGTCCAGAAGTTCGCGGCGGTCCAGTACCGGAATGGGATCGCCAAAACTGAACGCCTGGGTAGTCGCTGCATCATTGGGTTGTACGTCAGGTGGCATCACATCCTGTGCGGTATTCTCAGTCATTAAAAAATCTCCACAATGTTGCTGGTATTGGCGGCTTCGCCCTGCAGCGGTTCGTTAAACAGTGCGTGCATCGTTGCCCAGGCCAAATCTGCGTGGCTGGCTTCTTCGCTGCGGCTGGCTTCGTAGGTAGGGCGGTTTCCGCTGGCGGTGGTGGCGCGGCGGATAGCCATAAATGATTGCGCAATGTCGGTATGCCCGGCGTCAAACTCCAGACGGCGGTGGCTGATAATGTCGTATGCCTTGAGCACCAGGGCGTTTTTGACGTTGGGGTTATAGACAAACTCCCGCACGGCAGGGAAAAAGCCTTTTACGTTTTCATAAACACCGTGACCGACGCCGGTGGAGTCAATGCCGATGTAGGTCACGTTATACTGCTGAGTCAGTTTGCGGATGGCCTCTGCCTGGGCGCGGAAGTCCATTCCGCGCCACTGGTGACGCTCAAGGATGCGGAACTTACCGCCGGGCACCGTCGGCGGGGCAATGACTACGCAGCCAGCGCTGTCGCCGTTCTGGGTACCTTTCGCCGGGTCATAGCCGATCCAGACTTCGCGCCAGCCGAACGGACGCAGGGCCAGCGCATGAAAGTCTTCCCAGACTTCCCAGCTGTCCACCATGCAGGCCTGCAGGTCAGCCAGGGGGAAAACGGAGGCGAGATCGTCGATGAATTCACACATCAGCAGGTTCTGGTACTCGTCGGGGCTGTACTCCAGGCGCAGCTGGTCGAGGTCGAACAGGTTGCAGCCGCCGCGCACGGCGTCCTCCACCGTCACGATCTGTCTGAACTGACCGTCAGCGCAAAGCAGACCGGCAGCAAGGGCTGAGTGGGTCAGGTCGATATCAACGCGATCAGCTTTTGCCCGCCCGCGATTGAACAGGGCACCGGACCAGAACGGGTAAGCGCTGTGCGTCAGGCTGGAAGGCGTGGAAAAATAGGTCTGGCGCCATTTCTTGTGCAGCGCCATGCCGGAGGCGACTTTACGTAGCTCCTGAAATTTCGGGATCCAGAAATACTCATCAAGATACAGGTTGCCGTGGTAGCTCTGTGCGGTGCGGGCGTTGGTCCCGAGAAAATACAGCGTGGCGCCGTTTGGCAGCACCATGGGATCGCCTTTTAATTCCACGTCGACTTCTTTGGCAAACTCGATGATGTACTGCTTAAAAACATGCGCCTGGGCTTTACTGGCTGACAGGAAAATCTGGTTTCGCCCTGTCATCAGGGCGTCCATCAGCGCTTCACGCGCGAAATAATACGTAGCGCCGATCTGGCGCGATTTAAGCACGTTGCGGATGCGGTGCTTAATTCCTGCTTCCCACCAGTGGCGCTGATATTCAAACATTCCGTTGCGGAAAATTTCTTCCAGCTTTTCGATCTGTTCGTCGCTGAACTGGTTTTTTTCAGGTTGTTTGCGGGGGCCGCGGTTGCGGTTTTGCACGTTGGGGTTAAGGTCCGCCTCATTACCGCCGTTGTTAAATTTACCGATGCGGGCGTGGCGCTCGGACTGGCGCGCCAGCAGGTCTATTTCTTTAAAGTCTTTCCCTTCCTTGTGCTCCTTCATGATGAGCTGGCAATAGCGGGCGGCAGTGGTGAGCTGCATCTGATCGAGTGGGCCATATTCGCCCCACTTGTCGCGCTTTTTCCAGCTGTGAACGGTTGCAACTTTTTCGCCCAGCATTTCAGCAATGCGGGCTACGCGGTATCCCTGAAAATACAGCAGTAATGCCTGCCTGCGGGGATCGAGGTCTGCGGGGGTCATCGTTTCCATGGCACAAACATACGGCCTTGCCTGGCGCCTTTCCCCGGCTGGCCTTTGTATGGTTTACCGCACAAGGTCCGCGCGTTGTTTCACCCCCTCCATCGCAGCAACCATAAGGCCTCACAGAGTTATTTGATGGAGTCGGTCACATGGCTGTAAAAGCAAAGCGCTTCCGCATCGGTGTGGAAGGGGCAACGACAGACGGGCGCAATATTGAGCGTGCCTGGCTGGAACAGATGGCGGCGAGCTATGACCCGCAGGTGTATACCGCGTTGATTAATCTGGAGCACATCAAGGGTTACACCCCTGATAGCCCATTCCGCCGTTTCGGGACCGTGGATAAGCTGGAGGCAGAGGAGATTGCAGACGGCCCGCTGAAAGGGAAAATGGCCTTGTATGCGTGGATCACCCCGTCAGAGGACCTGGTGGCGTATACCCGTAATCTGCAAAAGCTGTTTACCTCGATGGAAGTCAATACCAGTTTTGCCGATACCGGCAAAGCCTACCTGGTTGGCCTGGCGGCGACGGATGATCCCGCAAGCCTCGGTACTGAAATGCTGCAGTTTAGCGCCAGCGCCAGAAGTAACCCCCTGGCCGGCCGCAAGCAAAACCCTGAAAACCTATTTTCCGCCGCAGAAGAAACGCTGATCGAGTGGGAAGAAGTCCAGGACGAAAAACCCTCCCTGTTTTCCCGCGTTGCCGCGATGTTCACCAAAAAAGAACAGAACGATGAAGCGCGTTTTTCTGACGTGCATCGCACGGTGGAGCTGATTGCTACTGAACAGCAAAACCTGAGCGAACGTACTGATCACTCCCTGTCTGCGCAGGATGCGCGCATTGCTGAGCTGGAAGCCTCCCTGCAGGAACAGCAGACCGCTTTTGCTGAACTGGAGCAGCGGCTGAGCCAGGAAGACAGCCGCAAAGATTATCGCCAGCGCGCGCCGGGCGGAAACGCACCGGCAGGCACACTGACCAATTGCTGATGGAGCATAAGAACCAATGAAAAAGAAAACCCGTTTTGCCTTTAACGCCTACCTGCAGCAGCTGGCACGCCTGAACAATGTGGAAGTGGAAGAACTTTCCAGCAAATTCACCGTTGAGCCGTCGGTACAGCAGACGCTGGAAGACCAGATCCAGCAGTCCGCTGCATTTCTGACGCTGATTAACATCACCCCGGTGGATGAGCAGTCAGGCCAGCTGCTGGGGCTGGGTGTTGGCAGCACCATTGCCGGAACCACGGATACCACCACCAAAGAGCGCGAACCCACTGACCCGACGGTGATGGCGGACGTGGAATACAAATGCGAACAGACCAACTTTGATACGGTGCTGACCTACGCAAAGCTGGACCTGTGGGCAAAATTCCAGGACTTCCAGGTGCGTATCCGTAACGCCATCGTGAAGCGCCAG